AAACTATGTATATTAAAGATGAAAATGAATGGAAAAAAGAAGATGAAAATAAAACTAAACTTAGAAAAGCTATACAATCAGTATCTAATAAAAATATTAGATTGTTGCCTCAGTTTAGACAAAAATACCCAGATTATAATAACTCAGCTTCAAAAATATCAGATAAATATGATAAAATGGTAATAGAAGTTATGACATCAGATGTAGATAAAGAAGACAAAATAATCCGAAATATATCTAATATAACTGCAATTGATAAAATGATAAAAGAAAAATAAATATATATATATATATATATAATGTATACTAAAGGACATAGAAAAAGAGGCGGAACTCGCAAAAGACATTCAGCAGGAAGTTCTTCATTAGCTGCGTTTCAAAAAGAAATTGCTGTTGTATTTTTAGAAATGTTAATGATGGTTAAATTATTCCATTGGAAAACAACTAGTTATGCTACACATAAAGCAACCGATGAACTTTATACTAAATTAAATGCTAATGTTGATGCTTTTATTGAAATTCTTTTAGGAAAGTCAGGTTCTCGTATAGATTTAATGAGTAACAAACAAATTAAACTTGTAGATTTATCAAGTCAAGAATCATTAAAGAAGGAAGTTGAAGCATTTAAAGGATATTTAGTCGATTTGAATGATAATAAAGCCATGTTATCGATGAGTAATACTGATTTATTTAACATCCGTGATACAATTTTAGGTGATTTGAACCAATTTTTGTATTTATTGACATTTAAATAATTATGCGAATTTATAGTAAAAATTAATATATTGTTTTTTATTATAAATGGATAGCACAAATAATAAATTTTCTGAGTCTCTATTACAATCAAGTGATTCTATAGGTCCATCAACTTTTGGTTCAACATCAGATAGTGAGACCGGATTTTTTGATAGTTTAAAAAATATAAATATGACTACATGGTTATTAATAATTTTAATTTTGGCATTTTTAGGGTTTAATATTTTTACTTATCTAGCAAAAGGCACTCAAGATGTAGTAAATATCTTTGCTCCATTAATGAAGATGATATTTGGAACTACCGCACAAGTAGCAGGTCAAACTGTAGATGTTTCAGCTGAAGGAGCAAAGGCTGTTGTTGGTGGAACTGCTGGTGCAGTTACTACTGGATTAACTGCTGTTCAAGATATTACACCTAATGGCTCTCCTTCTTCTGTTAAAGGCCAACCAGTTACTCAACAACAAGTTGATAATGTTCAACAATCTACATTAAATAGAGCTTTAAATACAGCACAAACACAACAAACACAACAACAAGATTATCAAGCTAATGAATCTTCTAGTTCTGTTCATAATACTGGAAAAGCTGGTTGGTGTTATATTGGAGACGACAGAGGATTTAGAAGTTGTGCTCAAGTTGGAGTAAACGACACTTGTATGTCAGGAGATATTTTTCCAAGTCAAGAAATTTGTATGAACCCTAATCTAAGAGCTTAAAATATGTAAATTTAATTATTGTAAATATTTTAGATGTAAGTAAAATATATTATTATAACTCCTTGATTTCCAGCTCCTCCAAAGCTAGGTGTATTGTTAGTTAATGGACAACCTCCGCCTCCTCCTCCGGAACCATATGAACTAGATAAAGCAGATTGTCCATTTGTTACACTATTACCACCAACAGCACCACCAGTTCCATTATTTCCTGCTAAACCTCCTAGATAAGTTGAAACAAATACTCCCCCACCTCCCCCACCACTAAAATAATAGGTTGAACCACCTGGAATGGGGCCTATAGGCATTGCCGGAGTAGTATTTGAACCAGATGTAGGAGTAAAAGGGTTGGGTTCATTTTGATATCCATCGCCTCCATTACCCCCATTATATGATGTAATAGATGTAATTGAGGTGGCAGTTCCTCCTAACCCTCCTGTTGGGCTCGTGAAATATCCTCCTCCAGCCAATCCTCCATAAGCAGTTAAATAATTAGTTGTTCCATTTTTAAAAGAAGAATCACCACCAGGGCCACCGGCATTATTTCCAGAACCTCCAACACCATGTGCTCCAATATTTATAGAATAGTTTACTCCTGATGTTACATTAAAATTATTTAATATTCCTACTCCTCCTCCTCCTCCTCCTCCTCCTCCAGTTAGAGTTGTATATCCATCATGATTATGAGAACCTCCTCCTCCTCCTCCTCCTCCTCCAACAGCAATTACATTGATATCATAAATATTATTAAATGTTATAGTTCCATTTCCAGTAAATGTTATAACAAAATTGCAGTTAGTGTCATTTATATATGAATATGTTGCGGTTGATGTAAAAGGAAGGGGGTTATTAACTGTTACAATATTAGATTGAATAGTTTCACCTGTATTACTAACAGATGTAATATAAAAAGAGTATGTCGTATCAAAAAGAATTCCATCAATTATTGCTGTTTTACTTGTATACGGAACATTTTGAATAAGCACTCCATTTTGATAAATATTATAACTAGTGATTGGAATACAATTAAAAACACTATTCCAACTAAGTGTAACTGAATTACAAGTATTTGAATTGATAGTTAATATTAGTTTTGTTGGGACAGCACTAATAAAACCTTTATAACCTTCAGGCCATTTATTAGTGCTATTATTCATAAAATAACGTTGTCTAGGAAACCACGTTTGAACTTTATTATTCCAACATAGAAAAGAAGGTCCAGGAACATTTGATGCAGAAGCAGGATAACAGATAGTAGCTGGATTTACACCTTTTTTTATAATCTCTCCAGAACAGGGGTTCGCAAATGTTCCACAAACTAATGTTCCGCCGTCTTGTATAGAATTTCCTGAACAATCATATGGATTAGGTATGCCATAAGCAAATGGTCCGGAAATATTATTGGGAGCGCCAGGTATTTGATTTGGAAATGGATATGTGCTATATCCAACTCTTAATAATCCAGTTGTATTCGGATTAGTATATGTTTGTGATTGTGTAGCAAAAACTTTTGTTCTATTAGGACCAGTCATTTTAGCAAGCTGTGAATATCTTTGTGATTTAGTAAATTTAGCACTATTTCCTTTATATTGTAATATATTTCCTTTATAAATTTGCTTCATTTCATAATCAGCTTGAGATTGCGATACAACTTGTCCAGTTAAAGAAATATATGATTGTTGATATGTGCTACCAGGAATAATAAATATACATGGATTTTCAACTCTAGACCATGCTCTTGGAGGTATTGGATTATAATTTGACATCTATATATAGATTATTTATTAAATTAGACAAATAATCTATAAAAATTAGTAATTACCTCCAGGTCCGCCAGGAGTATAACCATTGCCAGCTCCATAGAAGAACCATCTTAAAGATAAGTAATTATACATTTTGTCAGCCAAACCTTTTCCACCAATCATCTTAGTATTAGGGCCTTTATCAAGTATATTTTGAATCGCAGCAGTTCCTAAAGCATAATTGTAATACCATAAATTAGAAATATACCCATCAAAACCACCATTCATAGCAACATAAACGTCTCCATAATTTTGTTTAGGAACACCAATAAGATTAATACTTCTAGCAATAGTTCCATTAATATACACATCAAGTGTAGTATTTTCACATCTAATAATAACATTAACCCATTTGTTCATAGGAATATCTGGTATTACGATTTCTTCATTAATAACATTATAAGTATTCATAACAACAACCAAAGCATTAGTATTAGGAGCGATATAAAGCCCAGGAGCATTATTAGGTTGGATCATTCCGTTCTCAGTTAAATTACTATTTCCTTTGCTAAATATATGTTTAAATGTTCCAGCATTAGTTTGAAGATTATTAATAAATATCCATGTAGACCATGTAAACTCTAAACCATCTGTAGCATTAACTGATCTGTAAATAGTAACAGCGCCATTATTACTAGGGTCTTGTGGGAAAATAATCATTTGACTAGCATCAACCATACCATCAATTAGATGAGGTGATTGGTTAGGTTTTAAAAAATATGATAAAATAGATATTCCTAATCTTAATAAAATAATAAACCCAAAAAGAACTAATACTAAGAAAGCAAATTTAGCTACTAAACTATTTGATTCTAAAAAATCTTTAGTTCCAAAAGTTCCTTTATTTGTAGAAAATGTATTAAATACTCCATTATTACTCATTGTATATATTAAATAAATAAGAAAATTTATAAAGTAATAAATAAATTATACTTTATAAATAATTTAACCTAAACAAATTAAATAGTTATACTACTTTGTGTATTTCCATTTTCAATTAAAGATACTTGGACTTGATAAGTGTTTAACGAACTTAACCAACTTGAATATCCTCGAGTATAGATATTCCACGCTTCTTGTGGATTAAGTGAATTAGGATAATATTGAAGCTTAGATGTCCAACCATCAAAACCGCCAGCAGGGGTAACATAAATGTTCGAATTATTGTTAATACTTGCTACGCCTGGTAACAAACAAGTTCTCACTAATTTACCATCAATATATAAATCCATAGTTCTTCCATAAACACTAATAATTAAGTTAACCCATTTTTGAATAGGAACATTAGCTACAGAACATGTATGAACAACAGTATTTCCGCCTGGTGTTGTTGGTTGTTGATCGGCGCTTGGATAACAACCTAAAGATACTGAAATATTATTTTCGACAGCTCCTAAAACAACAGCTGGACAAGGATCTACACCACTAACTCCAGGAACTGAGCCACCTTCACTTCCAGATTTACCACCCATTCTACCAAAAATGACTTTAGGTTCACCATATCTATAGTTCCAGTCATTTATATAGAACCATACAGAATAAGCAAAATTACTAGATGGCACATCTGAACCATTTGTTGCTAAAGTAGAAGCACTAATTGTTGATGTTGTTTTCCCATCTTGTATATTTTGTAATGTATATGGGTCTGAAAATATATAACTTAACAACATTAAGATTAACACTACTACAACTATTACAATCACAATATTTAAAGGACTCATTGTATAATATAGATTTAGAAATTTTCTACTTAATTTAGTAAATTAATAAAAAATAAATTTAATTATTGGTTAATAATATTTTTAACTTAATTAATATATTGATTTTCATTTTTAACTAAAATTGTTTCACTAGATTCATTTAGTGTTGGAGGTGTTTTATTTTTAACAGAATTATAAATATAATATATATTTTGAGAAGTTAACACACGTCTAAAGTAAATAACGTTACAAATACCCCCTTTAATTCCATTATTCTCTCCAATTGTTAAATTTTCAAGTGTATAATATGGAACTACTTCTATTGATGACTTAACTAATTCGCCATTTAAAAAGATATCCATTGTTCCACCATTATAATTAATTACTAAATTATTCCATTTTTGTAGCAATAAATTATTATTTATGTAAATAATTCTATTACCTTCACTATCAAAATCAGTCATTTTATTTTTTGTTACATCTTGTAAATTTTTTTGTTGCATTGTTATCATAAATGAATGAGTTTTTCCATTATATAATACATTAGGTTTATTACCAAAATTTAATAATGAAGTATATTTATTATAATTCTCATTCATATTTGGTCCAACAGCTTCCAAAAATATCCAACATGATATAGCATACTGATAATCAAAGTCATCACTTCCATTTAAACTTTCATAACTTCCTAAATTATATTGTGAATCTGTATAAACAGGTTTATTTACTAGTTGTTTACCGCCTTGTGAACTAATTAAATTTAATACTAATGGTGAATAAAAATAAAGTATAAATAAACAAATAGCTACTATAAGCATTATTATTGAACCAACATTTGTAGCATTAAATTCATCAGCTAATAATTTTCCGATCCTATCAAAACCATTACTTAGTAAAAAAGGTATGTATAGTAATATTTGAAATATTAAATTTAAAAACCCATTTTTCTTTGAATTTTCAATAGGCGCTTTTACATTTATTGTTTTATAAATTAATCCAAGAATAATAGCAACTAATAAAATATTTAATATAAAACTTACAATACTTGATTTACCAGATAGCGTTTCAATATTATAAGAAATCCAAAAAACGATTAATCCTGAAATAACTAACCCAAATAATATAAGTAAACTACTTTTAAATAAATTTGTATCTGATGATATAGTCTGAGTGTTAAATAAATTAGCGCCTAATAAAACAGACCATGTTATACATATCATTAATAATAATATCATTACACCAGCTGATTTTGATTTATTAGCAAAAAAACTTTCTTTATCTCTTGAAATCATTGTTGTTATTACAACTAAAAATACTAAAAATAAAATTGTTCCATATGTTCCAAATGATGAGAAATTGTTTAAAAAATTTTGTTGATTACTACCTTCTTTTCCTGGTAAAGTTAATAAAATAATAACATATAAAAAAGCAAAAACAGCTATAATAATTGTAAGTAACAATGAATATCTAAAATATTTATTAACAACACCTCCTGAATTTATATTGTAGAAAGTAATTACAATAGTAATTAAACATAATAATAAAATAAGCATTTTAATTCTTTCATAATTAGCATTAAATTTTTCGATATAATTATCAGATGCGCTTTTATAAAATGTTAAAACCCCTAAACCTAACATTATAGGATTAATAATGTAAGAATAATTATTCAAAAAATCTTTAGATGTCATAGTATAAAATAAAATAGCAAATATAGTATAAAGTATAACATAAGTGACATTGCCGATTTGTTGAAATAATCCTTTAAATTCTTTAAAATTAGGTAAAAATATAATACATATACCAAAAATAAACATAGTGAAAAATAATATAATAAAAATATTAGCAATTAATTCCTCTTGAGATTTAGATTTTTTACCAAATGAACTTATATTAAAGTCATAAAAAATCATAAACATCATTATAATTAAAAAACATATAAATACTGCTATTGTATAAAAAACTCCAGGAGTTTTAAATTTTGGTAATAAATTTTCATTATTTGTTGGCATTAATCCTGCTATTTCATAAAAACCTCCAGGAGTTTTTTTAAATATTGGTAATAAATTTTCATTATTTGTTGGTAAATTTGTGTTATACATATATTATTACAATAGAATAATAATAAATTTTATAAAATATATTTCATGAATGAATATAAAAAATAATTACACTAGTTAAATATTTTTACATTCGAAATTTCTTTAATGCCTTATTTACATCCGTATCAACATTTTTAATATGAATTCTTTCCCAATACTCTGAATCATGTAATTTTGCTTCACCTAATATCCATTTTGGTTCTACATCTAAAATTTTTTCAGCTATTTTATTTGCTCTATTTTGATGAAATTCTGATGTAATTACATACACATCGTCATATACTCTATTTAATTTATTTAAATAATTTCTAGCCATTATAAAATTCTCTGCTGTATTAGTTGATTCTGTATCATAAATATAATTCCATTTATTACCTCTTGAATCATCTGTATGAATTTTCTCAAATCTTGAAATTTTTCTCGCCATCTTTTCTGCCTCTGTAATAGTATCTTCGTTTGGATTCTTAATACCACCGCTTAAAAACCAATCTACATTTGTTTCATTAAAATTACCAGCAAAAACAACTGCTGTTTTAATCCTATTGTCTAATAAGTTGAAAATATTACAACCTAGAAGAATTAGTAAAATATTCATTTTGATGTTATAGATTTATTTTTATTTAATGTAATACTTATTTATTACATTAAATTATTTCAATTTTTTTATATAATCATTACATATTTTCACTAGCAGTCTTTTTACCATGACAATTTCTACATAATGCTATTAAATTTTGGACATCATTTCCACCACCATATTCTAGACGCACTTTATGATCAATCTCAAAGGTATGGTCTAATTGATTATGACAATGTCCACATTTCCACTCTTGACTAGCAGCAACATATTTCTTTTTTGTTTCACTAACAGAACGCTTACTTCCGCCCTTTCCTGAACTTAAAATTTTTTGCTCTGAACAAAAACCTGATGTTTGCGGAGGGATTCCATTTAATGATTCCATAAAACTTGATTCTGAAGTTCCGGTAAAATCAATAATAGGGCTTAACATATCCATTGAATTTCTATCTATTGGTAAGTATTTAATATAATTATTTGCATATAATAACATATCTTTACCTTTGCTTGGATTTCTTTTTAATACATAATAAATACCTATTCCTAGAACAAAATAGAAAATCATTTTATAATATTTTTTAAAAGACATAATCATTTTTGTATATTTTCCATCAGTATATGTATTATATACAAAAAATGCTGTTAATCCTAATATAAATATTTCTAGTCTCATATTTATATTATTAATTTATAATAAAATAATTTCACAAATTATGTGTTTATTTCTTTTTATTATCTCCTCCCAGGAATAGTCCTCCTACTAGGACCAACAACCCCACTATTAGGATTAGATGTCATACTAGGATCAACTGTCCTATTATTAGGCATAGTCATAGCTTCTTGACCATAAGCTCCTTGTAATTTAATAGATCTCATTAATTGTCTTTGTTCATGTGTAGCACGATAAATACCAAGCATTGCTAAAAGAATTAAAATATAAGGTAATAAAACTAAAAACCAAGAAATAGATGTATATCCTTTATCACATAACCATCCTAAAACATAGGTCCAAATGAACGCGAAAACTAGATTCATAAATGCCATTATAACTGAAGCACCGCTAAATAAAGCTATAATTGCACCAATTACAGCAATACCAAAATAAATTTTTGCAGGTGTACATAGTTTACTGAAATTTTTCATTTATACAAATAGACTATATTTTTATTTTAATGATAAGAAAAATGGTTTTTTGAATCTTTTAATAAAGTTTTTCCTCTTAAATATTGACGTTGTTTTAGATTTTCTTGTCTTATTTTTTATTATACCACTCGCTAAAGAACGGTCTAATGATGTTGTTTTTCTTTTACCATATGCTACTAAATGTATAAAATTTCCCAATATTTTAAAATCATTTAATAAATCATTTATATTAATGGGTTTATGACGCGGAGTGTAAAGATATTCATTGAAAATAAATTTGATTTGTTTAAATATATTTAATTCGTTTTCATTTAAACTAAAATAATTAGAACTAAACATTTCTAAAATTGGATAGTAAACCATTATAAAACCCCATATATCGACTATTTCAATGTAAACTTCATCCAAATATTCTCTCAAATTAAGTTCTCCGTCTGCCTTAAATTTTGTATAATGTAACAATACATCTATTATATAGTCAATTATATATGGCACAGTTATTTCATTTTCTATTACACCAGGTTTACTTTGCTCTGATATACTTGTTAATGTAGTGTTATATAACAAAAACATTATTTCATTTATAAACTTATAATGACCAGCCCCTCTTTCTTTTATCCATTCATTTAGATAATTTATTACAAAAGTCCTTAATTCTGCTTCTTCAACTTTACCTCCATTTTTAAGATATTCTGAATAGTTTTCATAAAATTTATCTGTAAATATTACAACAGAAAAAGGAACATTAAACTGAAGAGGTCTATTTCTCCAATTTTTTGGAAATTTTGAACTTGTGCCAGGTTTATATTCAACAGTTAATCCCCAATCTATTAAACGTGCTTTCAACTCTGTTCCACTATCGTCTATTAAAACATTTGAATCTTTAATATCACTATGATAAATGTTATTTTTATTCATTGGAAGAATTCCTTTTTTAAACAATTTCATTAAAGCCATATGTGTTTTATATAATTTATCATATCCACCATTTGAATAAATATAATCATCTACTGGTAAACCTCCATTCGGAAGATTTAATGACATAACTTCATCTAATTTTGAATTAATATTTGTTTTTGTAATGCCATCTTTTGGAAGTGCTGTGCATTTTTCACTAAATGTTGTTAAATCGCTAGCTGTTAATTTAGATGGACGACATAATGTTGAATCATAAATTAAAAAATAATCTTCGTAATTTCTTATCGAAACTAATTTATCTTTAATTTTGTTAATTTCCTCATATTCTTGAATAGCATGTGATTCTGTCATTAATTTAGATATTTTATTAGATTCTCTCTTAGATTTTCCTTCACATTTTAATGCTGGAACAAATACACATCCATAACCACCAGATGCTATCACTTTACCTCCTTTATTATTTATATATTTTTTTCTAGTTTTTACCATTTATATATTATATATATTTTATATTATTTATCATACAAATAGTATATAGCACCTAAAATTGATACTAAAATACATCCATAAATAATTTTTTCTCTAAGTTTATAATATTCTGCTATTTTTTCATTTTGACATTTATATTGATTATAATATTGAACAAAAAAATCGTTTAATGTTATTGGAGGTTTTTCTAGCTTTTCATTTATTTTATTATGTATAAAATGCATCCAACGTATAAATGAATCCCTATTATCTAAATATGGAGTTATTGGATATACATCGATTAATTTTTCAAGTTCTTTTGAAATTTCCTCAACTGGTATAAAAAGTGGTAAATTTTGAACAAATTCATAATATTTTTTTTTTGTTACTGCGTTAGGATGATGCGGATAAGTCATTGCTAAAGTATGTAAAAAAAACCAATAGTGAGGTCCCCAAATTTTTGGATCTAGATAAATAGTTGATGACATTAATATTTTAAACTAAAAAAATATTAATTATTTAACTATTCTGTAATCCCAAATCATTTACAACCCATTCTTTAACATCATTTGTTTTTGATATGTAAACAATCAATCCATTTGTTATTACCTTTGACATAGTATTATTATTATCATATGACATATTATTATTGTAAGTATTATTTGTATAATAAGCATCATATGTTTTTGAATTATTTTTTATTGCTAATTTTGGTATAAAATAAACATAAAATTGTTCTACAGGTTTACCGATTTGTAAATTATGTAAATAATATAATGTTAAATTTGTGTTATTTATTGTATATGGATAAGTTAAATTTTCATTATAAGTTGAGTCATCAGAACCAACATTACCATATATACCAAATTTAAATGGTTTATCGTCGTTAACTGAAATATCAAACTTAAAAATACCTTGAACAGGGTATCCTTGCTTAATCGTAAATGTGCGTCCAAATGTATTAAAAGTTTGTGTAATTATATTCCCATTTACTTCATTTTTTGGAGAAATTAAAGGAAAATAATATTTACCACTTTCAACATCATATAAGTAAATAAACCCCCAATTATCAAAAACATCATCACCCCAATCAACCCAATAAGAAGATATTAGTCTATCATCTGATGACTTATCACCAACAACAATATTTGAATCTACAAATTCAGCCATATCTGGAAAAAAAATTGTTTGATAATTAACTGGATCAATTGTTATTTTATAATTAATATAAACCATATCTTTATAAAGTTCCTCTCCAACAAGAAACCCATTATCTGTTGTATTATTTTTTGAATATAAATATAAACATACTTTTGGCTCACCAGATGGACTGGTATATAAACCTGAAGATGATATAGATGGTTTTTGGATAGTAATAAATTGATTCATACATAAAGATGGATTAGCAGTGCGTTTATTACAGTAATTAAACATACGAGTTGTTGAACCTCTACCTCTTGTACATCCCAGATTAATTGCTGGACCCGTTACCTTTGAGGTAGAATTGAATTTTTTTTGAAACAAACCTAAATTAAATAAATGTGAACCAGGCATTTATATATAATATACTACAAAATATAATTTAAACCTAATTAACTTATATATTTAGGTATATGAATAAAAATACGACTATATGTAACAATTGCGGTAAACAAGGTCATATGTTTCACCAATGTAAATTACCAATAACTAGCTATGGAATTATTGTCTTTAGATTTAGCACAGAAGGAGTTCAATATTTAATGATTAGAAGAAAAAATAGTTTTGGATATATAGATTTTATTAGAGGAAAATACTCTAGTAATAATTTAGCTCAATTAAATACAATTATAGATGAAATGTCAATATATGAAAAAAATACTATTTTAACAAAGAATTTTGAACTATTATGGAGTGAAATGTGGTGTGAATCTAATATACAATATAAAAATGAAGAATATTCGTCTAAAAAAAAATTTGAAAATATAAGAGAGGGTTTATTAATAAATGATAAATTAATTACTCTAAAGGATATTGTTGAAACAAGTAAAACTAAATGGATAGAAACTGAATGGGAATTTCCAAAAGGTCGTCGTAATCAAAAAGAAAAAGATTTAGATTGCGCTTTAAGAGAATTTGAAGAAGAAACAGGTATTTTAAAAACAGATATTAAAATTATTGAGAATGTATTACCTTTTGAAGAAATGTTTATAGGTTCTAATCATAAATCATATAAACATAAATATTTTTTAGCATTTATGGAAAAAAGTGATACTGATTTTAATTTGAATAATTTTCAAAAAACAGAAGTTAGCAAATTGGAATGGAAAACTATAGATAATTGTTTAGAATCGATAAGACCATATAATTTAGAAAAAAAAGAATTAATTCAAAATATTAATAAAGTATTACAAGAATATAGATTATATTCATAATATATAGTATTATGTCAGAAAATCCCAAAAAGAAATTATTAATTGTAGAAACTTCAGATGATGAATCTAGTATTCCTACTGAGCTAAACAGTGTCGAAAATTCTGTTATCGAACAAAGCATTGAACCTAAACAAATAATATCTAGTTTACAATCAATATCATCTAATACTTCATCTAGTATTCAACCTAGTATACAATCAAGTGTTCCATCTGCTGCGTCTTCAAGTGTTCCATCTGCTGCGTCTTCAAGTGTTCCATCTACATCTACACGTGAAATATTGGAATCATTAACTGATATTTCAACCCCAAATAAAAAACAATTGGAAGACGAATTTAAAGAATTAGAATGTAACGATGAAAATTTTTATACTGGTGAGTGTAATAAATTTTTACTCAAAAAAGAACTTCTTGAACGTGAATATTTATCAGAAAATGAAGATGAGAATAGTTATTTATATCCTAATTTAAATGATAAAGAATTTAATATTAAAATAGCTACTAAAAAAGAATTTAATGATACAAAATATGATGGAACTATTTATGAAGATATTAAAAAACAAGCAGATATGTTAGCTAAAGCTGAATTTGAACTTTCGCCACATCAAGCGTTTGTTAAAAATTTTATGTCATTTCAAACACCATATAGTAGTTTATTATTATACCATGGATTAGGTTCAGGTAAGACGTGTAGTGCGATTGGTGTTTGTGAAGAAATGCGGGATTATATGAAACAAATGGGTATTACTAAAAGGATTATAATTGTTGCATCTGAAAATGTTCAAGATAATTTTAAATTACAATTATTTGATGAGAGAAAACTTAAAGAAGTTAACGGTATCTGGAGTATGAGAGGATGTATTGGTAATAAACTTTTAAAAGAAATAAATCCTATGAACATGCCTATTGCCAAAGAAAAGATTATCAGTCAAATTAAAAATTTGATAAATACTTATTATATTTTTTTAGGTTATGTTCAGTTTGCAAACTATATTATTAAAACAATGAATTATGAAGAAGAATTACAAAAAAAACATGAAAAGAAAGAATTAAATAGAACTGGAGATAAAAGAGAAAAAACTAAGATTGAAATGTTAAAAGATGTTAAAGTTGAATTAAATAGTAGAGTTATGCGTCGACTTCAAAATGAATTTGATAATAGATTAATTGTTATCGATGAAGTTCATAATATTCGTAAAACTGATGATAATGAAAATAAAAAGGTTGCTATAAATTTGGAATTTTTGGTAAAAGCTGCTAAAAATATGAGATTTCTTCTTTTATCTGCTACTCCAATGTATAATAATTATAAAGAGATTGTATGGCTTTTAAATCTTATGAATACTAATGATAGAAGAGGAAGGATTGAAGTAAAAGATATTTTTGATAAAAATGGAAATTTTAAAAAAAATGGAGAGGAATTATTAATTAGAAAAGCTACTGGATATATTTCATTTGTTAGAGGTGAGAACCCATATACTTTTCCTTATAGAATTTATCCAAATGAATTTGCTCATGAACATACATTTCCAGCAATTAAATATCCTTCTTATCAAATGAACCTTAAAAAAATAGGTCATGAAGATAAAAAACGAATTTTAAGCTTATATTTAACTAAAATTGGTGAATGTAGTAATTGTGGTAAATGTCAATATTGTTGTTATAAATATATTATTTATAATTTAAGAAACAAGAAGTTTACAATTACAACTAATCAAGGTGTTATTAGAGAAATGCCTAGTTTTGAAAATATGGAATCGTTTGGTTATACATTATTACAAACACCATTAGAATCTTTAATTATTTCTTATCCTGTTCCAGGATTAAAAGGTATATTGGATGAAATATCGCCTGAAAGATTTTCTGAAGAAATCACTCCAAGCTTTAGCGAATCATCTTTTGTGAAAGATGAAGAAGACGAACATGAAGAGGTTGTCAAAAAACAAAAAGATTTCATTGTTGAAAGCAGTTCATCTGAGAGAAAAAGTTCCTCAGAAGAAGTTTCGGAATCTGAGGATGCTGAAGAATTACCTGATATTGAAGAGAGGATTTTTACAGAAAAAAATATCAAAACAAAAAAACCTTTAATTATAGAAGATTCGGATGATAAAACAGAAGAAGTTTTAAGAGAAAAAGGAATGTTTATTGAAAGAGAAATATCAAATAAAAAAACTGATGATGATAGTTCAGATAGAAGTAACATTCCTAAAGATGATTTTTCACTAATAAGTTCAAATGAAAACACATTATCAGATAAAAGTTTTCAAAGTAATAAGACAAATTCTCAAAGTAAAGAGCCAATATCTTCAATTGAAGACAGCTATAAACCTGATTTAAATATTAAACAACGTAGTCATCAAGGCTTAGGGACCTCTATAGGAGGTGTAAAGTCATCTTCATCTGAAAAAGATAGAACATTCTCAATAGATCCTCATCAATTAACCGGAAAAATAGGATTAGAGAGAATGATGAATTTTTTAGATAGTAAATCGCCTCCAACAAAAGGTGATTTTGAATATAAAGCAACTACACTTAAAAATTATGGTAAAATATTTACTCAAAAAGAAATAGGAAATTATAGTGCCAAAATAAAATGTATATTAGATAAAATATATAATCCAGAATCAAAAAGAGTTTCAGAAGGTATAATTTTGATTTATTCACAATACATTGATAGTGGTTTAATTCCAGTAGCATTAGCTCTAGAAGAAATGGGATTTACCCGTTTTGGACAAAAAGGCGTAAAACCATTATTTAAAAGTAAACCAACTGAAATTGTTGATGTTAGAACAATGGAACCTCCAGAAGATAAGAAAAATTTTAAACCAGCACGTTATGCAATGATTACTGGTGACCCTAGATTATCTCCTGATAATGATTTTGAAGTAAAGGGATTAACTGGCGAAGATAATAGAGAGGGAAATAAAGTAAAAGTAGTACTAATTTCTAAGGCAGGTTCAGAAGGTATAGATCTTAAATTTATCCGTCAGGTTCATATACTTGACCCTTGGTATAACATGAATCGTCCTGAGCAGATTATTGGTCGTGCTGTTCGTAATTTTTCACATAAAGATTTGCCTTTTGAAAAACGTAATGTCGAAATATTTATGTATGGAACAATTCTTGATAATAATACTGAAGAAGCTGCAGATTTATATGTATATCGTGTAGCTGAATATAAAGCTATTCAAATAGGTAAAGTCACTAGAGTTTTAAAAGAGACCGCTGTTGATTGTCTGATTAATCACGATCAAACAAATTTTACACAAACTATCATGTCAGCAAGTTTAAAAGAACCAATTACACAAGAATTATCAACTGGAGAAATTCTTAAAAGTTTTAAAGTTGGTGATGCTCCTTTTTCGCCATCATGTGACTATATGGCTTCTTGTAATTATAATTGCAGACCAGACACTGATATTGATGAAACTAAATTAAATGAAGATACATATGATGAAAATTTTATAGTAATTAATTCAGAAAAAATTTTACAAAGAATTAGAATGCTTTTTAAAGAAGCTTTTTTTTACAAAAAAGATATGCTTTTAAAATCAATACGCACACCCAAAGAATATCCATTTGTTCAAATTTATTCAGCATTAACACAATTAATTGAAGACGAAAATGAATTTATTGTTGATAGATATGGAAGAAATGGTCGTTTAGTGAATATTGGCGAATATTATTTATTTCAACCAATTGAATTAAAAGATAAAAATATTTCAATATTTGATAGATCAGTGCCAATTGATTTCAAACATGATATGATTAATTTTGAATTAAAACAAAATATAGTTAAACCAGTTATAGATAAAAGAAATTTAAAAAATATTGTAATTCAACAAGATGTGATGGAATTTCCAGAAGGAAAACGTATTACTGATGAAATGAAAGTAAATTATGATATTACTAAGAGTTATTTAGGTAAGAAGAAAGTCGAGAGAGGAGATGATAATTGGTATAAACATTGTGGTATTGTTATTACAAAAATGTCAAAAGAATATAAAGAATCTCAAAAATATTTAATTCAATTTTTAGTTTCTCATATGATAGAATTATTATTATTTGATGATAAAATAAACCTTATGAATTATATTTATTCACTAGATAGTATACCACAAGATTCATTAGAGAGATATATTAAAAATTATTTTGAGAAAAAAACTATAACTACAAGAACATTTAATGTTTTTATAACTTATAATTTAAATAAAAGAATGATAATGATATTAGATAATACAAATAAATGGGTTGCTGCTAGGTCTGAAGACCAAAGAGAAATAGCGGCATTACCTGAAACAAAAGAATTTTTAGCGTTTAATCCTAATGATTATAACAATATAGTTGGATTTATTGGTTATGAAAAAGGAAATAAGGACTTAGCATTCAAAACAAAAAATATGACTTCTAAACGTGATACTGGAGCTAGATGTGATCAAGCAACAAAAAATAAAAATTTAACAAAATTAAATGAAATAATTGGTGAAGAAAAATACACAATTGAAAATACAAAAGCTATTAAGGATGAAGATGGAAATATAATACAGGAAGCTATGGGAAATGTTGAGTTATGTGTTCTAAAAGAATTTATACTTAGATTTTTTAATGAACATCCTAAAAATGGTAAAAATGGGAAAAAATGGTTCCTTACTCCTGAAATGGCAATTTGGCACAAATTTTACACAG